TATTTTCTACACAGCGCATGAGCGCAAGAGGAGAGCATGAGGACATTAAAACCGCTGTTCGCGCGCGTGGTCGTCCGCGCCGAAACCCTGCAATCGACGGTCAGCACAAAGTACACCGGGCTTGCCAAGATGGGATTCAAAGTCCCGGAGGCCGTGGAGGACAAGCAGATTCCAGACGAGGGCGTCATCGTTTCCGTGGGAGACACCTGCGAGGCGTTGAAGCCAGGAGACCGTGTGCTTTTCGGAAAGTGGGCCGCAAAACCCATCGCTTTCGAGCCAGGTCTCTTCGTCATGCAGGAAGAGGACGTCATTGGCGTCATCCAGGAGGCCGCATGAGTACCGCGAACAGCATTGAGGTTTCGGACGACGAAGCCCCCCAGGCGCCCGTTGCAAAGCCAGCGCCCAAAGCGCCAGAGCCTGCCCCTGCCCCCGCACCGAAGGCTGAAGCCAAGGACGAGGACGGGACGGACTTTGTTGAGATCGAAGACCCCAAGGTCAAGGCCCGGTTCAACCGGCTCTATCGGCACACGAAGGAGGCCAACGAGAAGGCGACCCGTGCCGAGCGGCAGATTTCTCTGCTTGCCGAGCAGAACAAGAAGCTCCAGCAGGCTTTGGAGACGATGTACGCCGGGATGAAGGACGAGAAGGTCCAGGCGGAACTCAAGTCTCTGAAACAGCAGCAGAAGGAGGCTCTTGCGACTGGCGACACGGAGGCGTTTGTCAACGTCAACGAGCGTCTGCTGGAGATCAAGCAGGAGGCCAAGGCGGCGCCTCCGCAGCCTGCTGCGCCCGCTCAGCCTTCAATCAGCGACACCGAGATGAAGGTGTTGAAGAACTGGCAGGACGCTGTTGGCGATGACGACGAGCCGGTTCGCCCCTGGGCTAAGCCGGATCATCCCGAGTTCGCCACGACGCAGGACATGATCCGTCGCGTGGCGGGGTCTGCCGACATGGCGGACGCCTCGATTCGGGAGATCCTGGCAGAAGTCGATCGGCGGATGGCGAAGCTCGCCAAGGTGGATGAGGACGACGACGAGCCTCGCAACCCGGTTCGCCGTGCCTTTGCTGCCCCGCGCAGCAGCCGCCCGGCGGCGCAGGAGCGGAGCAATCTTTCGGCTCAGGAGCGTCTGATCGCCGAGATGATGTTTACGGGTGGACGTGGGGCGCTGGCGAAGAGTGCCAAGGACGCCCACGCCCTGTATCTCAAGCAGAAGCAGGCCCTTAGCCGGGCTGTTTCGGTGGAGGACTGATATGTCTGATAGTGAAATCCTGAATGCCGAGATCGAGCCTCGCGCTCGTGGCAAGGCGAAGCTGAAGAAGGGAAACCGGTCGTGGACCCCGGCAGCGCCTCTCGCAATCAGGAGCAAGGACCCCGCGTCGCGGCTTCGCTGGGTTCATACTGACCCTGCCAATATGCTCAAGAAGCGAGCAGAGGGCTGGGAAGCCGCAGGTCGGCACGATGCTGTCCATGACCGTCCCAACGGTGTGGAGAGTGGTGCCGGCGCTCCTGCCGGTGTGCTGGAGTATCGGGATATGGTCCTGATGAAGATGCCTGAAGAGATGGCGCGAGAGCGGGAGTCCTACTACCGCGAGGTCTCGCAGCAGCAACTTTCAGGTCTCGCGGCAAGGACCAAGAATGACATCCGTTCCAAGACTGGGGCGGTTGTCGATGGTGAAATCAAAATCGATTAGGAGAAATCCTCATGTCCAACGCACCGTTCGGGCTTTCCCCCGTTCGGAACGCTGGTGCTGGCTCGGATCTCCCGACTCGCATGTATCGAGTGACTGCGACGGGAAACACTCAGGGCCTGTTCATTGGCGATCCGGTTCGCTTCAACCCCAATGGCCTCGGCATTGCCCGCCTTTCCGCCAATGCCGCGCCTAACACTCGTTGCCTTGGTGTCGTCGCGCAGATGTTCGATGACAACGGGCGACCGCTGACGTTCTCTCAGCCGACTCGCGGGCCGTTCCTTCCGGCCGCCACGTCTGGCTGGGCGGCGGTCTACGACTCCTCGCAGATCACGTTCATCTGTCAGGTTGACGGTTCGGCGGCTGAGACGCTGATCGGTCAGTATGTGTCGCTGACGGCGGCGACCAACGGCGGCAACACCGCTGCGGGTACGTCGATCATCCAGATTCGCGCGGGGTCGGCTGATACGTCCATCAAGACCTTCCAGGTCGTTGGCGTGTCGCCTACCGAGTCTCGCGGACTTGGCAGCTTCGCCGGGAATGCGGCTTGGGGCAGTACGGACATCGACCTTGAGGTCCGCATTGCTCTGCACTCCCTGACCAGCACCTGATAGGGAGGACATCACATGACGACTGGCACCGCAAATTTCCCTGAACTGCTTTGGCCTGGCATCAGTACGATCTGGGCCGACACGTATCGCCGGTATCCTCCGCTTTGGAACCGGATGATGATCCTGCGCCGCAGCACCAAGGCGTTCGAGAAGGAGCAGGGGATCACCGGATTTGGCCTTGTCGGCCAGAAGACGGAATCGGCCTCGGTTCCCTACGTGGACATGCTCCAGGGCTACCAGCGTGAATACGTCAACCTGACTTATGGTCTGGGGACGATTATCACGCAGGAGTTGATGGAGGACGAGCAGTACAATGTCATCAACAACGTCCCGCGCATGCTGGCTGAGTCGATGCGACAGACCGAGGAGACGGTTTCCGCCTCTGTCTTCAACCTCGGCTTCTCGACCAGCATGCTGGGCGCCGATGGCGTCTCGTTCTTCAATGCGTCGCATCCCAACGTTCGGGGCGGGACGCAGAGCAATCAGCCCGCCGTGGCGTCGGATCTTACGCAGGCTTCTCTGGAGCAGGCGTACATCGACATCATGGGCTGGCTGGACGACGCTGGTCTCCGCATCAACCTCATGCCGGAGAAGTTGCTGGTGGCTCCCACCAACCGGTTCGTGGCTGAGAAGATCCTGGGGACCAAGTTTGCTGTGGGATCGGCTGACAACGACATCAACCCGATGGCGGGTCAGTTGGATCTGGTGGTCAATCCGTTCTTCACGGACCCTGACGCCTGGTTCATCCTCACGAACAGCAACGCTGGCGCCACGTTCTACCGGCGCCGGAACGCTCAGATCACCCGTGACAACGAGTTCGACACGGAGAATCTGAAGATCAAGACGACGGCGCGCTTCTCGGTCGGCGTGACCGATTGGCGATATGCCTACGGGTCGGCGGGCGCCTGAGTTCTGGCGTCCTGGTGACGAGAGAGGGGCGGTCTTCGGATCGCCCCTTTTTTGTAAGTGGCCGCATCCTTGCCGGAAAAGCGGATATGATGCGCCAGTCCTTACAAGGGATTTCCGCACATGAGCAATAAAACGCAGTTCCTCGGGCCTCTTGCGTCCGGTCTGGACACGGGTGCGCCTGCCACCACGACCAAGAGCTATGCTCGGTTTACCACCTGGACCCCGATCACGACGCTGCCCTCTTCGGGCCGTGTGGTGGCGGTCCTGCCCCCGGATGGGGTTCTGTCCGAGATCAATGTCTGGAAGGCAGGGTCTTTCTCTGGCGAGGCATTGTTTCGCTTTGGGACTGTGACGAATGGATCGGACAACCTTGGCACGGTCTCAATCTCCGGCAACGCCATTTACCGCGCCTACGTCAACTCTGCGACGGCGCAGGCAACGTTGCCTTTCGGCCATGCCAGGGTCTCGGCTGACCCGACGCCGATCTTCTTTTCCTCGGCAGCGATCTCCGGGGCAGCCAGCGCCTTGTCGTCGGCGGCTTGGGTTGAGGTCGTCTACACGCGCATCCAGTTGGATGACCGGCCCGACCTTGTCTCCCCTTGGAAGGGAGCCGATACGACCTATCAGGGGCCGATTATTTCGGGCGCTCCGGATGTCGGGATTCCGGCTCGGAACACCTTCGCCTATGTCCAGACCGTCCAGCAGGTTACGGCGCGATCGGCGCCTGTCACGGCCCAGGTTGTGGGCGTCGTTCCTTTCGGCGCTACGCTGAGCGAACTGAACTTCTACGTTCGCACGGGTGTGACAGGCGATGCGGTGGTCCGGTTCTCTGCCGGCACTGACGGCGACAATCTGGGGTCGATTGGGGTCTCGGCGGCAGGCGTGTACCGTGTGGCCCTGACGACGGCAGCCCGTACGCTTTTCCGGGGAATCAACACCGGGTCGGCGCAGCCGGTTCAGATGACAATCGTCTCTGGGAACGGGGCGCTTACGAGCTTTGCTGGCGTTGGCGAGATCGTATTCACCAGGCGCGGCCAGGCGCAGGGGTTTCCCGGTGTCGGGCAGAAGGAGACGGATTTCCAGGGGCCGATTGGGAGCGGGCGGAATACTGGACGGTTCGATGGCCGGGTTGATACTGGCTGGGCGCGTCTTTCGAAAATGACCACGACGATTGCCAGCACCAACGGCGTCGTGTCGGGTCAGCTTGTCGGCTTCCTGCCGATTGGCGCCGCCCTGGTTGAGATCAATTACATCACGGCGACGGCTGCGGCTGGAGAGGCGCTTGTCCGCGCGACGACCTCGCCAACCGTGTTCACCTCGGATCTGCTCGGCTCGGTTTCTGTTTCGGCGGCCGGGTACTATTCGGTGATTGGCGCGACGGCTCCGGTGGCTTTCGGGTTTACGGGCGTCAACCGCGCGGTGGCCGGGGCGACGGCGGTCCCGATCTACATCAACATTGCCGCGACATCTGGCAGTATCGCGGCGCTGAGCGGACAGGCGGCTATCGAGATCGTCTACGCCCGCCTCGCCCCCTCTATTTACGGAGTCTGACATGGCACGTCCCAAAATCTGGCAGCTTGCGATGGCGTCTGGCGACACGACGACCATCTTTTGGCCGACAGACACTTGGGTTTCGACCCAGGAGTATTCTATCGTTTTCCGGCACCCCGGATCGACTGGCGGGTTCATGGAGGGCTGCTCTGCTGCGTGGAGCATTGATCGCGTCCTCGCAACGGGCACGGTCTCTGCTCATTTCATCCAAGTCACGGCATTCACGACGAACTGTCAGGTCGTTCACGAAGACCCTGCGTCGTGCTTCCGGTTCCGGCTTCGTGCGAGTGGCGACGCAATGTTCGAAATCATGGCGATGCAGAGCGGGCCTGAACGGGTCTCCTGATGTATGAGCGCAACCGATACCGGAAGGGGAGGTGGCTGGTCGTTGATGACGAATCCGGCCAAGTCCTCTATTCGGATCAGGTTGTCCGCCGCTGGGATGGGATGTACGTCCGCAAGGATCAGGACGAGCCGATTGACCCGCAATGGTTCATCACATCTCAGAACGATCCGAAGCCGCTGCCGTTTGTCAGGCCCGACGACATCAGCCCTCCTGCTTGCCGCACTCAGCCTCCGTATCAAAGCACGGGCCTTTGGGCGCTTGGGATTGGCGAACTGGTCATCGAGCAGAGCTTTCAGGTCTACCCCAACGAGCGGACGCCATTGCGCCCCTTCCCTGGATACAACCTCTATGTTGGCAGCAGCGTCTCCAGCATGGAGATTGGGTGTTCCTTCATTGTCTTCCCTGACGGTCAACCCCTGCCCCCGGTGAACTGATGTCTGAGCAGGACCGCGCAACGCTGAAGCAAGCTTTCGCAACGGGTCAAAGCCCCACCGGCAATGACTTCGCGAACCTCATCGACAGCGCCCTCAATCTGGCTGAGACCGCTTCGCAGACCATCAACAGCCCGATCAACTTTGCGGGCGGCTTTACCGCGGCGTCGCTGTCGGCTGCGACTGTTGGCGGCGCGCAGGGGACGTTTGCCACGCTGAATGCAACATCCGGGACCGTGACGAGCCTTGGAGCGACAACCGCCAGGTTCACGCAGATCGAGTTTGCGGCGGGCGGGACGGCGACGCAGACGGGTGAGAAGACCTCGGCGGTGACGCTGAACGCCATGTGCGGCACGATCACGATGGCGGCGGCGGCGCTGACGGCTCAGTCGTCCGTGACCTTTGCGCTGAAGAACACTCGGATCGCCGCTACGGATGCAGTCATCACCAACATTTCGTCGTCGGCCACGGCTGGCGCCTATGTCGTCCAGGTGAGCAACCTCCGGGCGAACTCGGCCCGACTGTCACTGTTCAATCTCCAGGCGGCTGGTACGCTGTCGGAGGCGGTCCAGATCCGCTTCGCTGTCCTGAAGGCAACCAATACGTGAGGATGACGCATGGCGTCGCCATATCTGACGGTTCTGGAGGTCGTGAATGAGGTTTGCGACCGGATGAACGTGCGCCGGGTGACGGCCACGACCAGCAATCTGTTCACCCGGAATTGCGTCAATCTCATCAACGACATCGTGGAAGACCTCTGCGATTACGGGACTTGGAACGAACTGCAAGCCTCGGCTGCGGTTACGATGGTCTGCGGGCAGTCGGTCTATACGATCCCGACATCGGCGCTGGTCACGGCCAAGCGGTTCGTCCATTCGATCCAGGAGGTCTACGTCTCTGGCCGTATCGCGAGCTTGGAGCCGATCGCTGACAAGAACGAGTTCCGCATGCTCTCCCGGACCTACTCGATCGGGACGCCCAGCAGGTATGCGGTCTACGGTTCCGATGGCGACGGCAACCCTCGTCTGGGCCTGTTCCCGCGCCCTGGGACGCAGTTTGACGGCAACTCGGCCTTTGTACGCTTCCAGGTTCTTCCGCCCCGCTATGAGGCTGGAACCGACGACAACGTGGTCATGCCGTTCCCCGGTCGGGTGATGGTCGCTGGTCTGCATGCGGCGGCGATCCTCGATGAGTCTGGCGGGGTTCAGACCGACCAGTTCAAGGCGGCGCAAGGCAAGTTCTTCGTGCTGCGGAACAACAGTCTTGGCCGGCAGACGGCGAAGACTGGTGAGTTCACGCGCTTTCAGCCCGGCATCTCTACGAGGACTTGATGGGCGAGAGGTTCTACGACATTGCCAAGCGCGGCCTGGCAACGAACTTCACCGAGACAGAAATCCCGGTCGATTACGCCGTCCGGTTCCGCAACCGATTCATCAACACGGCTGGCGGCGCGGAGAAGCGGCCTGGTTATGTTCAGGTCAGCGGGGATCTCCCCACGGCTGGGACTGTCACCGGACTGCATGAGTACGTTGACAACGATGGCAACGAGACCCTGTTTGCATCAGCAGATGGGATCATCTTCCGGCGGGTGACGGACGGGTGGACGCAGGTCCATGCCTTCACCACGGCGGCGCGAGTTCGGTCGATCCAGTTCGGCAGCAAGTTGGTGTTCTGGAACGGATACGATCGGCAGGTTGGCATTGACAGCGTGTCCGGGCAGTTTGAGCGCCTGGAAGCAGTCATGGAGCAGGGTCTGTGCGCGGCGGGGACTTCCGCTGCTGCCTTGACCGACGCCGACATCGTGGACTGGACGGCCTCGACCTTTGTCACGACCGGCGACATCGTGTTCAATGCCACGCGCGGTTCGTATGGCATTGTGACAGCGGTTACGTCTGCTCGGGTGTCTCACACGCCCATGTCGGCAGCGGCGCTTGGCTTTGGCAGCACGGTTGTCAGCGGGGTCGGGGGCGAGCCGAGTGTCGGGGACGCATACAAAATCTACGACACGATTGAACTGAACGTTGTCAACGTCAATGGCGTATTCGACAACGTGGCGACGGTTACAACCTCCACGGGGTCGGGGACGTTTGTTGCGGTCTCGGCAGATCGGGTGGCGAACTGGCTGACGACAGAGACGCGCCCTGGGGACGTCCTGCACAATACGACCAGGAACGCGGCCACGTTCATTTCGTCGGTTACGTCTTCCGGCTTGTTCCTGTCTCCTGGCATTCCGACGATGGTCGCCGGGGATACGGTGACGTTCCACAAGTCGGCCATGCCGATCGCGTCCTTCATCCATGTGCATTTTGGCCGGGCTTGGATGGTCGATGCGCGGGACCGGCGCACAATCGTCGCCAGCGGGGTGGACGACATCCTCGACATGACGGTGGACTCCGAGACGTTGGAGGCCAGGACGCTGAACATCGGAACGCAGCAGGACGGAGCCGATACCGTCAAGGCGATGGACAGTTTCCAGAACTTCCTGGTTGTCGGCACGGAGCGGGCGATCTACGCCTATCGTGGGACCAACCCGACAGAACTGGCGCCAGCCGGTCTGTTCCCGCAGGGCGTTGTTGGCCCTGATGGGTTTGTCAACACCGGCAACGATGTCGCCTTCGTGGGTTACGACGGGTTGCTGAGCATTAGCCTGCTGATGAACACGAACAATCTCCAGCGGTCGAACCTGTCGGAGCAGTTGAAAAACACCCTGCGAGGCATCATCCGCGATGTCGTTCGGCAGAACCCAGCGGAGCCTGACATCCAGGTTGTCAACTACCAGAGGCGGTCCTGGATCATCCTGAAGATTGCCAGCAAGCTCTACATCTACAACTACAGCAACTTCCTGGGGGACGACGGTCGGCTGTTGGCTGGGGCGAGTTGGGCTGACTTTGACGGTGCGATCGGCGCGCAGCGGGTCATGTCCGTCAGGAACAATTCGGACCTGATCCTGGGCGGCGCTGGCGGCAAGGTCTACACGTTCGACCAGGGCACGTACACGGACGCCGGGCAGACCTATTCGACGGAGTACGTCACGGGCTGGTTGACGTTGGAGGAGCCGCGGAAGACGACGCGGATGAAGATGGGGAGTTTCATCATCCCCAACTATCAGGTCGGCGGCGACGTGGTATATCGGATTGAGGCAACTGGCGATTACGACATGCTTTCGCTGGATTCTGTTTCGGTGACGGCGCGTGAGGACATCGGGGGGCGGCCTATCGGGGTTTACACGATTGGCTCTGTCCCGGTCGGAACGGCGCAGACGATGGGCCAGAAGACGCCATTGCGGTGGCGGGGCAAGTCGTTCCGGCTTTCGTTCACGACAGAAGACGCAGCGGGGCCGGATGTTCTTGCTGGCTTCGCGGTGTACGCAGAGATTCTTGGGAGACGCTGATGGCTTTCTCTTTCCTTCGTGACGCGCTTGGGCTGGCCGGTGGGGCCGCTGCGGTGGGTTCAATGTTTGGACTGGGCGGGGGTGGAGAGTCAAAGGCCACACGCCAGGCGGCTCAGAGGCAGGCAGCGATTGCTGAAGCCTTGGCTAACCCACAAAGTCCCATGTTCCAGCAGGCTCGGGAACAGGCGATGGAGCAGAGCCGCACGGCGCAGGCGCAGATGCTGCGGGATCTGATGGGGCAGCAGGCTCGCCAAGCGCGGCGCTTCCAGGCTGGTGGGGGGACGGCTTTCTTTGCCCGCAACCCTCGCCGGGACGAGGAGATTTCGCGCCGTCTGATGGAGATGGGGCAGAACGAGCAGGCGAGGGCAGATGCCGCTGCTCGCGCGCAGTTGTCTGGCGCCGCCGGGGCATATGGAACTGCCATGCAAGGCTATGATGTCGCCGCTAGGGCGCGGCAGCAGCAGCGAGCGGCTCAGTTGTCTGGTCTGGTTGGTGGCTTGTATGGAGCCGGAGAGATTCTTGGTAGGTTGCCGCTGATGGGGAAGGAGACGCAAGGTCCGGTGCAGGGAAGCGTCAATGATCCTCGCCCGCAGAGTTTGTTTGGAGACATTTTTCAGCGCAATCCATTTGTCCAGTTTAGGGGCTGACAATGGCAAGCACCGTCCAGGTCGGACAAGGATACGGGCCGCCGGTTCCTCCGTATGACAGTAGGGTTGGCTTGCCAATGGTTGGCGCACCCCCTGGACCTCCGATGGCCGGCCCGGCAGCCATGCCGGAACCGCCGCCACCGCCGCCACCTGCTCCACCTGAGTCGCAGCCGGACATCACGCCCGCCGATAGGATTGCAGTTGAGTCCGCGTTGTCTGATGCTGCGAATGTCGGGGCGCAAGGGGCTGCTCGGCCGTCTATGGCATCTGAAGCTCAGCAGCGGGCGACAAACATCTCGCGCATTCTTGAGCAGCAGTTGCTTCAGCAGGCCCGGCCTGGGTTTGGCGACATAATTTCGGCCGCCCTTCAGACGATCCAGAAGCCCGGTCAGGTGGACTTTGCTACCGCATTGCGGCAGGCGCAGAACCAGGATCTGACACGGTCCTACAACATCGCCAATGCGCTTGCTGGCCTCCAGAGGCGGCAGCAAGAGGACATCGTACCGATTACGTTGCCGACCGGGCAGACGGTTCGTGTCGGCGCGAACGCGGCTCTAAACTACTTGCGAGAGAACCGGACGCGAAACCCGGAAGCGGCGCAGGCGCTTAGCTTGCTTGAGCGGGCGTCTGCGGGCTTTGAAGACCGACCGCAAGCGTTGGCCGTAATGGCGCAAGTTATGTCTGAAGTCGGAGACCCGGCAGACAGTCCCGCGACAACGATGGCGAAGACCCTGAACGACCCTCGCGTTCGCGCGCTTCGGCGTGCCCAGCGCGGGCGTGACGAGGAGGACGCCGCCGCAGATATTGGCGGTCCAATCGTCAATGAGCAGGGTGATATTACTCAGCACCGTTTGTTCAAGGCGGCAAAGGGGCAATCGCTCACTGAGGAAATGAAGAGATACAATGTGGCCCTTTCCTCTGGGAGCAAAGCTGCTGCTGCGGACGTTTGGTACAGGACATATGGGCGCCCGCCGTCTGTCCTCCGGGCTGAGGATCGACGGCCGGTTGAAAACTTTTTTAACGCGGATGCAGCCGCCCGTTCGTCTGTTGGAACAATCGGCCGCATCATGCAAATTGTCGATTCGAACCCCGCTGCACTTGCACAAGTTGGCGCGATCCAGAACGCCCTCAATAGCGGCGTTCAGCAAATCGTGTCGCTTTTGGATTCAATTTCAGGCGATACGTCCTCCACGCCCGCTCAGCGCGAAGAAGCGGACAGGCTCCGCATTGGGTTGAGGAACCCAGAACAATACGCGAAGGTTCTTGATGACCAAGTGAAGAGTTGGCTCAACGGCAAGCAAGGTTCTGTTCTCAGGGAGAGCGGGATACAGGCTGCTGAGTTGCGGTCTTTGTTCGTGAACTTGGCATATGCAATGGCGCAAGCCAATGAACCTGGCGGTCGGTTTGCAACGCAGGACGTTGAGAACGCCATGCGTCAGATCGGCGCGACACAAGGCGACCCAGTGGCGCTCAGGCGCATCCTGGGCACTACGACAGAGCGCATCCAGAGCCGGATGGAGAACATGCGCCAAATGACCCCATTTTTTGGGCAGTTTCCACAACCTTGGTCGGCCAATACCCGGTATGGTCAATACAGGTCGCTACTCACAGGCGAGACTCCCATTTCCAGGCTTGGAGTTCCTATGGGTTCATCGGCTCCAGCGGCCAATCAAGCGCCTCCGGCGGCACCTCCGACTTCAGCAGCCCCCGCTGCCGCGCCTCCTGCCCAAGTTGCTCGTCCGACAACGCGGCAAGAGTTTGATGCTTTGCCATCTGGTTCCGTCTTCATTGATCCTAACGGCGTGACGAGGAAAAAGCCGTGAGTCCATCTGACAACTGGTGGGAATCCGCTCCGGTCGTGCAAGACAACTGGTGGGAGTCTGCTCCCATCGCTGAGCAGCAGCTCCCTCAAGAATTGCAACGCAGGACTTTTGAACAGATGATGGCGGCGCCACAGCCGCAAGAGCCTGTTATGCGACAGATGCCGTCGCTCCAGGACATCCCTATCGGACCCGAGTTTCAAGAGGCTGACCCGATTGAAACAGAGATCAAGCGTCTGGGGTTGCAAATCGGCGAACTCCCCGTTGGTCAGCAAATGCGATCTGGGACTGGCCTCAGCGAATTTGATGCGTACAAAAACATCCTTGGACCCACGACAGAAGTCAGGAAGATCCAAGAGGGTCCACTAAAGGACACGATTATCTACCGGCGCCCTGGGGAAGAGAAATTCACAACGGTCACAGACCCTCGACGCGGCGCAAGTCTCGGCCGCGCTGCCAAGGGTGCGGTCGAGTTCGCACCCGGCATTGGCGGCATCGCCGGCAGCTTGGGTGGAGCCGCGCTGGGTTCGGCGCTTGGGCCTGGCGCAGCAACCGCAGGGACCATCGTTGGCGCTGGCCTTCTCGGTGGACTTGCAGAGGCGACTAGGCTGGCTGCTGGCGTCGAAACAGGGGCCATCCGTCTTGACGAGAAAACGACGCCACGGGAACTTGCCGTCCGAGCGGGGCTTGTCGGCGGATTGGAGGCCCTTGGCGCCGCTGGTGGCTTGATGGCTATGCGCGCCATCAAAGCAATCTTCATGCGCGCCGGTTTGCCTGACCCTGGTCCTGTTGAGGAAATTGTCCAGGAGGTCAATCGCCGACGCGAAATTCTGAGGCGCACGGGGAGCATTGATCCTGCTGAAGCAGAACTCCTGTCTCAGCAGATGACGACAGGCCGTCTTGCTGGCGAAACACCAGTTGGGCGCGAACTGCTCGCCACAGAGCAATACCTAGAACGGCAGCAAGGACCAGCGGGTCGCAGTCTTGCGGAAAGGACGAAGCAGATAGAGGACACGCTGGGTCGGCTGCAAGAAGCTCCGCGCGCACTTGGGGCGAGGGGTGCTGCCGTGCCGGAAAGCGGCCAGTTCGTCCCGCCTAGTGAATTGGGGCGCCAAGTCGAGACTGTCGCGCCAGACGCCATGCGCTCTACGATGGCCCGCATGGAGGCGACTGCCGTTCCTCCTGCTGCCACAAGTCGAGTAACGGGCGCTCCAGCGCAGCCAACGCAAGCGTTCATCGACCCGTCTGATGTCCAGACTAGCGAGCAGTTGCGCGGCGCGCTTGAAACTCTTGAACGAAACATGACGAGGGTCGCCGGCAACGCCATTGAGTCGGCGAAGCAACGTGGCCTTGATCTTGAGTCGCTGGCCCCGACGACGATCTCGCGGCTGAACAAAGAGGTCGAGCGGATACAGGCCAACTTGGCGCAACCTTTGAACGAGCCGACAAAGCGCGCGGTTGACTCCATTCTGAATAGGTTGACGCCGAAGGCCCCAGAGCTAAGCCCTGAATCTGCTGTTCTTCGCGAGAGCATGGGCATGGGACCGCCACAGGCAGAACCTGTCCGAGTCAACTACAACAACATCGAAGCGACGTTGCGCGTCATCCGCGAAGAAGAAGACGCTTTCTTGCGGAGTGCTGGCGGCGAAAGGACGGTAAATCAGTCCGTTCTACGCGGGATCAAGAAAGCTCTCATCGCGGATCGCAATGAAGCCCTTCGCCAACTCCCTGACGGCGAAAGGATTGTAACGGACTTGACTGCCGCTGAAAAGGCTTACGCGCAAGTCAAGCAGCAATTTTGGGAAGGCGGGATCAGGCGGTTCATTTCGACAAATTCAACTGGCGGCGACACGATCGCTGACGAGGTTTTTGCGAAACAACTGTTGAGGAACCCCGAAGCCGCTGCTCAGATTGCTCGCGTATTTGAGACCTATGGGGCCACCAATGAGCGGGAGCTTATCCGCTCCACTTTGCGGTGGGACATGGCCCGTGCTGCTGGGGCATGGACTGCAAAGCGGTCGCAAGACGTCAATGTTGAAGCCCTCAACACTTACATCAGGAACAACGGCGGCGTCCTGAGAAACTTCTTCAGCGAAAAAGAACTTCGCGACATGAACCGCATTGCTGGCTGGTCGCAAGGAGTGCGCCGCGTACTTGGGGTCAAAGACGGGCAAGATCCGAGCAAATGGTTCACAAGTTTCTACAACGACGGCAACCCAACGCAAGCGTCGGAGGTCATGAAGCGGCTGCGGCGCTTTGATGCGAACAACCCAGGCTCCAACTTGACGGAGACCGTCCAGGCATATGTCAAGAACCGCATAATGACGGAGGCTTCCACTGCCAAGCCAGACGGAACCCGCGTTGTTGATGCTGAGAAGGTTCTGGACATTTTGGAGAAGGGCGACAGGTCGCGGTACGAATGGTTTGCCAAGGTTGTTGACAAGGATTTCCCGGAGCGTCTTCGGCAGCTTGCCAACTCCATGCAGATCGCCCGCCCTGCTGCGGCGGGGAAGGCTGCGGGGCCAGAACAGGTGGCGCCTGGGGTGTCAGAGATTCGGGCAAAACTTCCATTCGTGTTCGCCCCACTTTCAAGGACCGGGGCCATCGTAAGGAGAGCCATCCAAAACTTTTCTGAGTCGCAAAGGCAGAAGGTGGCGATGGCGATGCTTGATCCAGAGTATTATTTCTATCTCATCGAGCGTGGCCGCATAACTCAGGCCCAACGCTCTGCAATAGGCGCCACCGGCGCTGGTGCTGCTGGCGCTCTTGCAAGCGCGATATATGAACGTGGCACCTCATACATGGGACAACAGGAGACTGAACGATGAAGAAGATGAAAGGCCCGGCCAAGGTCGGGAAGGTCATGGGCGAGTACAAGCGTGGCACCCTGCACTCCGGCAAGGGTGGACCTGTGGTAAAGAAGCGCGGCCAGGCCATCGCCATCGCGCTCTCGGAAGCCGGCATGGCGAAGAAAGGAAAACGCAAATGAAGTGCAAGGTGAACTGCAAGTACCCGACCGGCGGCAACAAGTCGGCCCCGATCCCGGCGCAGAAGACGAACCCCTGCCGCCGCAACCGCAACTACTGAGGCTCCCATGCCCGCGTTGAGCAAGGCATCGCTGAAGACGATCTGGGTCAACTACTTCCAGCCCACGTCAAGCAACTTCAGCGACCTGATCGACTCCTGGACTGACTTTTCCGTTGGTCTCCAGGCACTCGGCCAAGCCGTCTCGGCGGGGTCTACCGGGGTGGTGAACTTTGCCAGCACCTCTACGGTTTCGTTCCTGGCTGTCGGAGCCGAGGGTCAGGCTTTGCTCGGCACGGCCACGGAAGCGTCGGCCAGGACGGAACTGGGGTTGGGGACGTTGGCAACGCAGTCCACGGTCACGGCTGCAAACTTGGCGGCAGCGTCTGTGTCGGCGGCGGCGATCGTGGACAACTCGATCACGCTGGCGAAGGTGGCGCGGGTGGGGACCACGGGACAGTCGCTCATCAGCGGTGGCACGGCGGCGGATGCGGCCTATGGGTGGACGGGTGTTGTCCAGAGGGTATCAACCAGAAGCGGGTCTGTGGCGACGAATACGACTGCCCTGCCGTATGACGACACGCCACCTCTGAACACAGAGGGCGCTGAATTGATGACGGCGACGATCACGCCGCGCAGCGCAAACAATCTCTTGCTGGTGGATGTGAACGTGTTTTGCGCCACATCTGTCGGCGACATGACGATTGCCCTGTTCCAGGATGCCACCGTTACCGCGGTTGCTGCCGGCGGCACTGCCGCGGCCAACCGGGCGAATGCCATGATGCAGGTGTCTTTCCGATATGAGGCGACCGCAGCCACCACAAGTCCGTTGACATTCAGGGTGCGAGGAGGTGTCGCATCTGGAACATTTACGTTCAATGGGCAGAGCGGTGGCAGGTTGTATGGGGGCGCCATCGTTTCTTCCATTTCCGTCACGGAGGTCGCGCCATGACTGCTCTGAGCAAGGCCACGCTGAAGGCAACTTGGGTCGCCAACTTCAAGCCCAGGGCTTCTGACTTCGCCAACCTGATCGACTCCTGGACGGACTACTATGCCAGCTTGGAGGCGGTTGGCGCGGCTGTCGCCGCCGGCTCGCGCGGCATCCCGGCTTTCACAGGGTCTTCAACTGTCACATTTCTAGCAAACACGACGGCTGCTGACGCTGCCGTCCCAGTCCTTCGCGGCCAAGCATCCGCTACAATTATAAACATTGGGAATGCGACCTCTCTAATCGGTCGCTATGGGTCCCAGTCAACTCCTCAAGACAGGATTACATTTGCGTCCTCGACTGCCAATGAGTCTTGGTTTGACGGGCAGGGGCTAAGAATTGAAAGCGTCGGGACTGTATCCGCTCCTGCAAGCTTAATTTACGTCACAATGAGGTCTTATGATCCATTTTCTTCTGAAAATGTAGC